CAGCGTGAGACAGAGAAGGCAGCAGAGGCCGAACAGAAGCGCAAGAACGACCGCGCGGCGCGCCAGGCGATGCACACATGGGGCAAGCTGGACGCGACAGGGGTTTCGTCCTATCTCGCGCGCAAGGGCGTCGGCGCCTTCGGCGTCAAGTTTTCTCCGTCCGGTGCGCTGGCCGTGCCGATGGCCGACACGCATGGCCGCATCCACGGCCTGCAGATCATCCGGCCGGAGAAAAAGAACGGCCGCGACAAGGATTTCTGGCCGGTCGGCCTGGCCAAGAAGGGCCACTTCCACATGGTCGGCGGCCTATCGTCTGCCGCTGGCGCGGTGATCCTGATGGCCGAGGGCTACGCCACCGCCGCCTCGCTGCACATGGCTACCGGCCTGCCGGTGGCCGTCGCCTTCGACGCCGGCAACCTCGGCCCGGTCGCCGCGGCGATTCACGCCAAGTACAAGCTGGCCAGGCTGCTGATCTGCGCCGATGATGATTACCTGACCGACGGCAACCCCGGCATCACGCACGCCAGCAATGCGGCGCTGGCCGTCGCCGGGGCGTGGGTCGCGCCGGTTTTCGCGGCCGACCGAGACAGACAGAAGATCACCGACTTCAACGACCTCCATGCCCGCGAAGGCCTTGGCGCAGTCCGCGCGCAGATCGAGACCAAGCTGGCCGCGCTCGGCTGGCAGGCCGTTGCGCAGCAAGCCATGCGGGCGGGTGCTGCGTCCGAGGGGGGAGGGGGAAACGGCCGCCGTGCCGCGCAATCCGTCATGACCGTCGACGACCTTGTGCAGCGCTTCATTCCGCTCGATGACGGCACCGGCGACTATGTTTTCGACACCTGGACAAACAAGGTGGCGAAGAAATCGCAGATGCTGGCGCTACTGCCGGCCGGCGCCCGCGGCGATGACATCAAGCGCCACCCGGAATGGGTCGAGCGCGGCGCCTATTACATTGACCAGGTCGGCTTCGACCCGTCCGGCAATGACGACGAGTGCAAGCTGAATACCTGGCGCGGGTGGCCGATGAAGCCGAAGGCCGGATCCTGCGAACTTCTACTCGATCTGCTGCGCTACCTGTGCAGCGGCGAGGCTCCGGAAACATCGGAGGCCGTTTACCGATGGCTTCTGTGCTGGATGGCATACCCGCTGCAGAATCCCGGCGCCAAGATGTCGAGCGCCGTCATCATGCACGGTCCGCAGGGAACCGGGAAGTCGACCGTTTTCCAGCAACTCGCCAAAATCTATGGCGACTATTCGACCGTCCTGAATCAGCGCGGCCTCGAAGACAAGTTCAATTCAGACTGGTCCGACTCAAAGCTGTTCATTCTGGCCGAAGAGGTCGTCACACGCGCCGAAATGTGGCACATCAAGAACGAACTCAAGGAACTCGTCAGCGGCGAGTGGATACGCATCAACCCAAAGAACATCGCCGCCTATCGCCAGCGCAACCAGGTCAATATCTGTTACCTGTCGAACGAGGGCCAGCCGCTGCCCATCGACAACGACGACCGAAGGCACCTTGTCGTCTATACCCCTCCGGCTCTGTCTGAGGAATATTACGACGACGTGTTCCTAGAGATTGAGGCCGGCGGCGTCGCCGCGCTTTACCAGTATCTGCTCGATCTAGACCTCACCGGCTTCCACCCAAAAAAGCGCCCGCCGATGACCGACGCCAAGCAGCGCCTAATGATGCTCTCCAGCCCGTCCGAGGTACGCTTCGCTACAGAATGGATCACCGGAGACCTTGGACTGCCGGTATGCCCGGCGCTTGCTGGCGATGTCTACGCCGCCTATCTGCGCTGGTGCCGTACCAATGGAGAGAGCCGGCCACGCCCGTCTAACCACTTCCACGGGTCCATCGCACATTTGGCAGGCTGGGAAAAAAAGAAGGCGCGCGTTTTCCCGAGCGATCATGCGGTAGAAACAGAGGTCAAGCCAATCCTTTTCCCGCCGGTCTCAAATGTCGAGGCCGCAGGGAACGGTCAAGCGCCAGGAACTGCAGCATCGCGCTGGCTGACGGAATGCGTCGCCAAGTTCGCGGAAGCCAGCAAAAACAGCGAGGGCAACGCATGGGCCGCATGACTGTTCCGGGTTCGCGGCACCATGTTACGGGTACCCGTAACGCCGGAAACCCGCACCAGTACAGGCTTGTTCCGGGTGTTACGGGTGTTCCGGGATTACGCGCGCGTATACACGTGCACTCGCTCGCGCGCCTCGCGCACACATCTGAATATCTCACGCGCGTGTACACAAGGAACACCCGTAACACCCGGAACAACCCTTGTGCCGCAAGGCTTTCGGCTGTTCCGGGTACCCGGAACACAAAACCAGAACCCGTAACATGACCGAACCGCCAAAAAAACCCCTGCGCCAGGCCATGCCAACCGTCGCCGGCTGGATCGATGCCCTGCGCGCCGCTTTCGGCGCCGAGATGATCGACGCCGCCATCCGCGCCGGCATCGCCGGACAGCACACCTTCCACGCCCGCGAAGGCGGCCACGAAGTCGGCACGCCGATCCCCTACAACCAGGCCAAGGCAGTCCGCCTATCGGATATCGGATGGGCGCCGATGAATCACCACAAGGAACCCCGCTGATGGACATCTCCGACCGCGCAACCCAGCGAGAAGAATTCGACCGACACATCGCCATGCTCAAGCACGCCGCGCACGCGCCTGGGCTGCCGGTGACGGGCGCCTGCCACTGGTGCGACGCGCTATTGCCTGCTGGCGCGCGCTTCTGCGACAAGGACTGTCTTGACGACTGGCAACGCGAACAGGACGCGAGCCAGCGCGGCGGTTGGCGCGCATGAGCGGAATCGGCCTCAAGGTCGACATCCGCGGCATCGCCGAAGTGCAGCGCCGCATCGGGCGCCTGCCCGGCGAGCTGCAGGGCAAGGCCATGTCCGCCGCCATCAACAAGACGGCGCAGAAGGCCCGCGCCGAAATCAACCGCGCCATCCCGCAGGAATACGCGGTCAAGGCCGACGAAGTGCGCAGCGCCATCAGCCTGCGCAGCGCCAGCGGCGGCAACCTGCAGGCCGTTATCGATGTCTTCGGCAGCAAGAGCCGGCGCGGACGTTCGGCCAATATGATCCGCTTCCTCGCCGTCGCCGTCGCCGCAGGCGCCAGCTTCAAGGCGCGCGGCGCCGTCGGCATCAAGAAAAAGGACATCGCCGCCCTCAAACGCCAGCTAGGCTTCAAGATTCGCCGCGCCGGCGGACTCAAGAAAATCGAGGGCGCCTTCATCGGCAACAAGGGGCGCACCGTCTTCATCCGTACCGGCGACGCACGGCTGCCGATTGAACCGGTCCAGGTAATCGGCTTTAGCCAGATGTTCAACGCCCGCAAGATCCGCGACCGCGTCATGGCCAAGGTCGACAAAGACCTTCTCGACGAAGTCGACCGCGCCATCAAGGCCGTGCTGGCGAGGGCCGCATGAGCGGACTCACCCGCCGCCAGTTCGCCGCCGAGATCGGCCGCTCCGTCGGCTACGTGCAAAAACTCGTCGACACCGGCCGCTGCATCCTCACCGCCGACGGCAAGATCGACGGCCCGGCCAGCCGCGCCCGCATTGCCGAAACGCAAGGCGGCCGCCCGGACGTCGCCGAACGCTTCGCCGCGCAACGCCAGCCCGCCGCCGCGCCGGCACCGTCCGCGCCGGACATCGACGTCGGCCACACCGACGGCAGCAGCCGCGCCAAGGCCAAGGCGCTGCTGATGCACTACGAAAACTCCACGCTCAAGCTCGAAATGGCCCTGCGCCGCGGCCTGCGCTTCGAGCGCGCCGCCGTCCGCCGCGAATCCGCCGGCCTCGGCGCCATGCTGCGCGCCGGCATCGAGCGCGTCATCGACCAGACCGCCCCGCGCCTGGCCGCCTGCGCCAACGACCTGCAGCGCCGGCAGATCCTCGACAAGGAAATCGCCCGCCTGCGCCACATCATCAAGCGCGAAATGCCGCGCGCCCTGCGGCGCATGCGCGCCGAAACCGCAAAACAACCGGAGGCCACCGCCTAAATGCAGATCGAAACCCTCGCCATCGACCGGCTCATTCCCTACGCGCGCAACAGCCGCACGCACTCCGACGCGCAGGTGGCGCAGATCGCCGCCAGCATCAAGGAATTCGGCTTTACCAACCCGGTGCTGATCGACGCCGATGGCGGCATCATCGCCGGCCACGGCCGCGTCATGGGCGCGCGGCAGCTCGGGCTGGCCGAAGTGCCGTGCATCCGGCTCGGCCACCTGACCGACGCGCAGCGGCGCGCCTACGTCATCGCCGACAACCGGCTGGCGCTCAACGCCGGGTGGGACGACGCCATGCTCGCGCTCGAAATGCGCGACCTCATGTATGAAGGCTACGACGTCGGCTTGACCGGCTTCGACCTCAAGGAAATCGACGCCCTGCTGGCCGGGCTGGATGCCACGCCGGAAGGCCAGACCGACGCAGACGCGGTACCTGAAGTTCAGCCCGAGGC